TAACGAGCCAATTGCTCTTGTAGAGGTTGTGCAGCGATTGCTTCTTGTTGCGCGCCCACTTGAGCCAATGTCTGAGAAGGTAAGAATTGTTGACCATAAAAGCTAGGTGCTGCACCAGCCAACTGAGCTTGGGCTAATTGAGCCTGTTGCTGTAGTCCTCTTTCTTGTTGGTACTGTGATCCTGCGATATTGGCTGTAATATCCCCTAGAGACCGCCCATAAGCCTCTGTAGCAGTTCCCAAGGCTCTTTCCATACTACCGCTACCCAAACGACCAGAACGGCTGTAAAGGCTCGAAATGCCTGGCAATACGGATTGGCTAAACTGTTGGGTTAGTGGGCGAGTAGCCGCCTCCATCATCGCTTGTTGGTACGGATTGGCATTTAAGAATCCACCGGCAGCAGTCTGTCCAACTTGACCTAAAGATGATGTATAAGCCTGTTGAGCCTGTTGTAGAACAGGAGACTGTTGGCGAGCAATAGCCTCTTGTTGGGCAATCGACTCAGTAGTCGCAGCCGATGGGCTTACATAGGTCTGTCCAGGAAAGAACTCAGGTTGTTTTCCTGTTAAAAATAGACTCTGCGCCCTCTGCAAACCTTGGGTAAGGTATGGGAGTAACGCTGGATCTACTGACGAGGTTTGTGTAGTTGTTGCCATAGTTTTATCCTACGATGATGTATTTATAAGTCATGCCTGATACTGTATTAGCTGGATGGCTAATAGTGGCACTTCCGTTGGTTACTGCTGATATATAAGGCATTGTAAAAAGATTACTGGTATAGCCATTTGATGATAGATAACTCATTGTGGCTATGATGCTAGGTGTTGCTGGTCTAGTAGGTGAAGTATCTGTACCAAAATGCTCAATCGTTACACCAATATCAGATGGTCTCCAAGCTAACTCTACATAATCGTTTTTCTCTAAACCAATAAAGAAGTTTAATGAGCCAATCATATGACTTGGAATGCCTGCACTTTTTCTTTGTGAGATACCAAATTTACTGTTTGATGCTGCTACATTAGTACCATTTTTTCTAAACCATACATCTACAAACTCAGGATCATTAACTGTGCTTTTAAACTGCACACTAAACTGAATGTTGTAGAGTCCAGAGTAACCTGCTGTTAGTTTCGTACTAGTTACTAGACTTGCACCTAATGCATAGTCTGTAGTGCTAAACGACATAATATTGGCTGCTGTAGTTGTTGTCGCAGCTTGATCTGTATCGTCTTGTACCGCTAAATAAGGGTAATACGCTGTAGCTGATGTATCGTCTGTAGCCATCAACAAGATGACAGAATCTACACCAATCCGAGCATCTGTAATCGTTGTTGTTGAAGCTCCACCTGTCGCTAAAGTTACCGACCCTGTATTGTTGGTCTTGCCATTCATAATCCCATTGACTACTTCGGCAACACCGCGCTGATCTGCTCCAAACGGAGGCAACACTCGAAACATTATCTAGTTCCTAATGGGTTCATTTCTACATCAATCCCTACTGTATTAGTCCATTGACCTGTAGGAGTTAATTGTAGACGATGATACCTTCCAACACCACGCAAAGATACTCTATTTTCGGCATCTGCTGCTGTCTGTGAACCAAAAATGACTTGTTCGCTTAAAAGCCTACGAGAGAATAATGCAACGCTACCAGAGCCATTATCTACAATTGGTTTAGCTAGTGTGATAGCAGAAGTTGTGCCTGGCATCTCAATATCGCCTGTCTCAATGTAGGCTGTATTGTTTGCACCTGAGAATGTAACAATCTTGGTATTTCGTACACCGGCAAACTGCATCTTTCCGCCAAGCCATACTCTGTTATCAAAACTAGACATAATCTGTTCTAAGTTTCCGAATACATCCATGCCATCTAATGTAAAGGATGGTGTAGAAGAAGAAGCTACTCGGCTTGCATCTGTCGTACCGCTTGTCCACCTGTTTGTTTGATAATTGTAAATAAGCAATTTATCTACAGTTGCAGATGACTGAGAAGCATAAGCCCAAATAACAAGTTTTCTAAATGGGTCTACCGCAGCCGACATTAGGTTTATTGCGCCATCATCTACATCTGACCAAAAATACCGATTAACCTTTTCGTTACCAATGGGGATAATTTGTTGTCCATCACAGGCATAGAAACCATCGTCTGATAAGAAGAACGATGTGCCACCATACTGAATAATAGAGTTTGCCTCGTAGCATCCTTGGTTTCTGCTGATATTGTCAAACTGAAACACCAAAGGACTACCGATATACGACATACGATGGATAGAACGATCCATAAAGACTAGACCAAACTCGCCACCTGTAAGACCGACTACAGAGCCACCATCGGGAATATCTTGGAAGTCTGCCTGTGTAGTCGCAGAGTTCGCCCAAGAGGACTCGTCTCCCAATGCTGACCATTGCACCCTGTTTGGATATACAGTAGAACTATTTACATAACCCGACACTACAAAATCGCGCACTACTGTTACATACCTAGATTGAGGAGCATCTGAGGCTAGGTCTTGAAATGTAGAACTTGTGTTTACATTGTATCCCTGTAGCCTGTTACCGCCATTCGCTGCGATCAACACATTACCAAATTGGGTAAATCTCCAACGCTGATTGGTAGGAGTAGTATATAAAAATGTTACTGTGCCTGTATCAGCAGTAGAAACAATATTTGTACCAGCTTTGTTATAAGTAAATGTAGTTGTGGTTGGAACAGTATCTATTACTGCAGTTCCATTAACATCTGTGCTACTGGTTGCTGTTACTGTTACCGAATCGCCCACAGAATATCCATGAGCAGCCGATGTGGTAATAGTAACGACATTCGTTGTTCTGACAACATTGGTAATCGTTCTACTAGCTTTAACTACAGAATCTAATGATAGGTCTGTAGTGTCTAATTTAAATAACTTGGTAGCACCACCAGCAAATACTGTGGTTGCGCCTGCTGTCGTTTTAGCAGCGACTACATTGTTTAGGTTTTCGGATGCTGCTGCTGAGTATTCCTCTGCTGCATTGATAGCACCATAGCCTACAGCCTTAGAAAAGACATTCTCTGCCCTTTGTAAGCCATTGGCTAGACCTGGCTGATCTGGAGTCCACTCCCCGAAAGTTATTCTACTTATTGCCATTGTGAGTTTCCGCTAGATATATTTGACCAAGTTGTTACTGTTGGTGTTGTTCCTGTCCAAGTCTCTGAGCCTGCAGATGCAACAGTCCATACTGTCGCACTAGGTGATACACCTGTCCAAGCCTCTGTTCCTGCTGTTTCGTCTGTCCAGTTATCGCCTAGGACTCTGCCAAAGCAATTAACTAGGGTTATTCCGTTGACTGTTGCTACTGCGCTATAAATGGCTACTGGGCTTGCTGTTACTGTTGCAAAGCACTCTATTGAACCTGTGCCTTCAAACTCTACACCACCTACACAACTAACTGTAGCTGTTGCTGAGATACTGCCTGTGCCTAGTCTTTCTCTGATTCCTTCTGCGACTGCTGTGCCTGTGGCTGAAACAGAGCCAGAGCCTGTTCTAGTCCTAATAGCGACTGCCGATACTGTACCAGTTGCGCTGACAGCACCTGATCCACTAAATATTCCAAGTCCATTAGCGAGGATCGTTGCCACACAGCTAACAGATCCAGAGCTTGTTCTAATTCTGATTGATTCTGCACTTACTGTTCCTTGTGCTACGACTGAGCCTGATCCACTACGGATTGCAAAACCATTAGCAGTTACTGTGCCATCGGCTGTAATAGAGCCTGATGAGGTTCTTGTTCTTATTGCGCTTGCTGATACTGTGCCATCTGCTGTTACTGAGCCTGCACCTTGTCTTGTTCTAATACCATTGGCTGATGCACTAGCATTAGCCGTTACCGATCCATCACCATACAAAATACAAGTATTAGGTGAGTTCCATATTGGATCGTCAAACGAGACGAGTATTTGTTCTAGTGTGCCAAACTGATCGATGCTATCAATTGAGAACGCACCACAGTAATCTGCTGGCATTTTACGCCAATGTTACTGTCAGACTTGCTGATGCAATCTTAAACAAATCGCCTGTTTCTATGGTCTTGGATGCATCTAGGGCTGTGTGATACAAAAGATTACCACTTGTGCTTGCATCTAAAATTCCAATGTGGCTAACTGTTCCCCATGTAGAAGTACATTGTGGGAAGGTAATGTCAGCAGTCGTAGTTGATACTCCATTACTAGGCGCACCAAAGGTAGCTGATTGGCGAGCATACGATCCACCACTTACCTCTGTGCCTGTACCAGCATCAGTTGGGTCTGCTGTATAGAGACCAACATAGACTGTTGTAGGAGAGGTAAAGGTTGTTGCTCGGAGAGTTGCATTGATTAGTGCGTTCTCTAGGTAGTTTGACATTTCAGCCATGGTATTTCCTTATCGTGAAGTTACTCGCATTTGTAATGGAACACCCGAATACTCGCCATTTTGATCTGCATCGGATATGTTTTTAATTGCTCTGTCGTACAGGGTTGCCCATGTCTGACTTCTTGCATCGTTAATTAAGTATGGCTCTGCTTCTAAAAGAGAGGCATAGAGGAGAGCATCTGGATAATTAGCAAGAAATACATTGCTTGCATTACCAGTAGACAATACAGTAGGTTTAGCATAGTAGAGGATCTCCA